CTTGCAAGCATTACATTTACAGCACCATTAGTTGTTGGATCTGTAAGAGAGTGGAGTTTTGAAATAACCAGAGCAGAAATTGACGTAACAAGTATTGGTCAAACTGTCACTCAAACTGCACCATTTAGAACCTTTATCTCAGGTTTTGCTGATGGTAGTGGTTCTGCTAGTGTTTATTCAACAGATGATGACACACTTCTATCTAGCAGAATGGTTGAAGATGTTATCCAACGTCAGCAAGCTGGTGCAAAGGTAAGATTGTACATTGATCGTCAGATGAGTGGTGCTAACGTAGATCAAAACGCAAGTAGATCAATTTTGGCAGATATTATTCTTACATCTGCAAGTTTCAACGTAAACCCAGATGATGGACAACTTGTAGAGATAGCCTTCAGACCTAGTGCTGCTCCTACATTCGACCTATCTAAGACTACATAATATTGTATTAGTAGTTATTAATTATTATGAACCTCGGTCAATCCGAGGTTTTTTATTGCATAATGAAGTACA